AGCTATTTTCGATCACCGACTCAATGTCAGGTACGATCTTTAGCGTCAACGATATTTCTGGTATTCCTTCAATCGAAGTTATTGACACTGGTGCTGTTAAGATTGCCGAAACTTTTGGCTCTGTTGCTATTGGTGCGAATACACTAATAAACCACAAGCTATATGTCAATGGAAATACTCTGTTCACTAATGCTACATTTAATAATGGAGCTACACTTACAAATAAATCTCGTTTAAGTTTTAAAACACTTAACGGCAACACAGTGTTCATGGAACAACAAGACGATGACAATTTCGTCTTGTATACAACAACGCCAACTGGTGCTTCTAGGCCAGTATTTGCTGTATATGCCAATACAAACACATCAAACCTGAATATTGTCATTCCACTACAATTGAGTGACAAACTTGTTGCTAATGGCTCTACTGGTTCTGCTGGTCAAGTATTGACTTCAAGTGGTAGTGGTGTATATTGGGGCGCTGCTGGATCAGGCGGTGGTTCATATACCTTCAGCACTGGATTGACAAACACCTCAAATACCATTACAGTTAATGCTGCCTATATCGCAACGATTACATCAAACAATGCTTCGTTCGCAAATAGTGCTTCGTTTGTATACGGTAAGCAAGAGAGTCAACTGAGTGTTGCTGCGGCTACAACTGCTAACAACTCGACATACCTTGATGGTCGTACATGGGCAACACCATTTGCTATCGGCTCTACAGTAGCAAACACTGGTGCCTTCACAACTCTCACTGCTTCAGCTAATGTCAATCTTGACAGTGGTACTCTGTTTGTTGATGCAACCACAAATCGTGTTGGTATCGGTATAACCACTCCTAATACACAATTCCATATAAGTTCTGTAGGTGCCAATGGCACAACATTAATGATAGAACACCCAGATGCAAACAAATATCCAGCTATCGTTTTTAATAGTTTTGGTGGTGCTGCTGGTGATTTATCATGTATTGTTGCCGATACAAGAAGAACTACTGGTGATTTTGGATCAGCACTTCATGGTTTGATTTATCGTAGCGGTAGATCAACATTAGGAAATCATTCATTCTTGAATTCTGCCAATACCGTGCAGATGGTTATTACAGAAGCTGGCAATGTCGGTATCGGAACCACATCGCCAGCAGGTGAGTTGGATGTTTCAAGTTCTGGTGAACCTGATATCTATCTATCTAGACGTGGGCTTGCTAATAACCATGGTGCGTCTGGTGTTGGTCAGATTTATTTTAGAGATGCTAATAACGCATATAATACTGCTTCGATTCAATCTGTTGGTTATATGCCGGGTAATAATGGCGTTTTAACATTTAAGACTACGAACGCTGGTACTCTTACTGAACGTATGCGTATCAATGAAGATGGCAATGTTGGTATTGGTTCTACATCTGCTCCTACCAAGCTATTCGTCAACGGTCATATGTCTGTTGCTAATGGTTTCGGTATCTATGCAAACGGTGTGCTTGGTGCTAATGGTCTAGTCTTGACTTCAAATGGCACATCTCTATATTGGGGATCAGTTAGTGCTTCTGGTGGCGGTGGTTTCACTGGCAACACAGTATCTGCTAACTCGACAATTGTCAAGAACCAAAGCTATGCGGTAAACGCAACTGCTGGTTGGGTTACAATGTCGTTGCCAAGCACAGTTGCAACTGGTGATATCTTTATTGTACACACATATGGCGGCAACACAAGAATTCTAAACAACTCTATCAATATCATGGATATTGGTACTGGTAATGATCTTGTGCTTGAGAACGGTGAAACCGTGTGGCTTCAGGCTGTCAATGCAACTTCTGTTGATATTCTATTCACATACCCTGCTGGCGGCACACCAACAATGGTAGCTAATGCAGTATTTGCAACAACTGCGAACAACTCTTTGTTTGCCTATGGTAAGCAAGAAAGTCAACTGTCTGTTGCATCTGCTGTTACAGTGAGTGGCACTGTTGCAACATCAAACAATGCCTCATTCCTAAATGGTAGAATTTGGGAAACTGCTGGTGCTATTGGTTCAACAGTAGCTAACACTGGTGCCTTCACAACCCTAACAGCTTCTGCTAACGTCAACTTTGACAGTGGTACTCTGTTTGTTAATGGTCCTTCTAATCGTGTTGGTATTGGTACCACAACACCAGCAACATCGCTAGATATTACTGGTGTACAGTCATTGCGTGGATATGGTAGTGCTACAGGCATTAACATGTACTCTTATCGTGGTACTGCTGTATCTCCTACGATAGTCCAAGCTGGTGATACTTTAGGTGCTATGGCTTTTTATGGTTGGGATGGCGATCAGGATACCCTTGGATCATTTATTATATCGACAGTGGAAGCAGGTGTTGGTAACAACGTCATGCCGTCTGATTTGCAATTCTGGACAAATCAGGGATCAACATTACCATCACAAAGAATGACAATTGCTGGTTCTGGTAATGTTGGTATTGGTAACACAGTACCCGGTCAGAGACTTCAGGTTGACGGCTCTGTTGGTATCAAGAATGCTCTTATTGCTAATGGTGTAATTGGTGCTAATGGAACTGTTCTTACATCAAATGGTTCTACAATTTATTGGGGAACTGTTTCTGCTGGTGGTGGCACAACAACAAACGCTGTTACATTTAATAACGGTGGTACAGGAGATGCAAGTGGTACTACATTTAATGGTAGTGCTGCTAGAACTATTAGCTATAATACAGTGGGCGCTCCATCAACAACAGGCACTGGTGCATCTGGTTCATGGTCTATTCTTGCTGCTAATGCTACATTCTCTACAACTGCTAACAACTCTCTTCGTTTCAATGGTAAGCAAGAATCTCAGCTATCAGTAGCAAATGCTGTGTTCGCTACAACTGCTAACAACTCACTAAGATTTAATGGCAAGCAAGAATCTCAGTTGTCAGTTGCCAATGCTGTGTTCGCTGATACTGCGAACAATGCTCTTCGTTTCAACGGTAAACAAGAAGCTCAGCTAAGCGTTGCATCTGCTGCACAATTAACAACAACAAGAGCTATTGGTGATGTTAACTTCAACGGCACTGCTGCTATTGTTCCTGAAAGAATTCTTTACAAGGATACTAGAGCCACAAATTACAATCCAGCAACTTATCCGGGTGTTACCGTTCATCTAAAAACAAACGGTACGGATGGATTGACTGATGGGGGCAGCTTCCACGGTGTTCTAAATGTAATGCAGTGGTCTGATACAACAGGTGGTAATGATCACCAATTGGCATTCACTGATAACAATAACATGTGGCTCCGTCAATCTACAAATAGCACTGCATGGGGCGCATGGGCACAAGTACTTACTTCTACAGTAACCAATCAAAACTTACGTGTGAATTCACTTGGTGTTGGTACTGCTGCTTCTGGTACTGCTGGTGAAATTCGTGCAACAGACAACATCACAGCGTACTACTCAGATGAACGTCTGAAGAATATTGAAGGTACTATACCAAATCCAATTGAAAAGATAAAGCAACTTTCTGGTGTGTATTATCGTGCAAATGAGATTGCTGCTTCATATGGATACACAAATGACAAAAAGCAAATTGGTGTAATTGCACAAGAAGTAGAGGCTGTTCTTCCAGAAATCGTGGTTGCGGCACCATTTGATATCGGTCAAGATGATGACGGTAATGAATATAGCATATCAGGTGAGAACTACAAGACTGTTCAATATGAAAAAATGGTACCACTTCTTATCGAAGCAATCAAGGACCAACAATCACAGATTGATGAGTTGAAACAACTGGTCAAAACTTTAATAAATAAGGAAGATAATAATGCCTGATGTTACATTGAAAACAGTAATCGCAAGCGTGTCTGTTCCTATCGCTAATAATGCTACATTTGCATATGGCAAGCAGGAAAGTCAATTAGTAGTTAAATCAGCAACTGATAATATCGTATATAATGTTGCGATGGGTTCATAAGAGGTAAAAATGGCAAAGAAATTAATTAGAGATTATGTGTTTACTCCGGGTGTTGCTGGTGCTGGATTCATTAGAATTCCCGGCAGATATGCCATGGATCAAGTATTGGTTGTTACTAATGGTACAAGAAATATTACCAACTATTCCTTTGCTGATTCAACATACACAGGAACAACTGCTGTCTTTACTGCTGGTAACTTGGCAAACGTTTTCCCAACTATCACACAGAGAGAAGACGGATATACAACTATCACGTTTGCCGTCTCTACTGTTGGACAGAATGCCGCTGATGACCTATTGATTTATGTCGAAGGTGCTGCTAATGAAGATGCAACATCATTCAGACCATGGAATTTTGGTACAGACGCTATTGAGCGTATGCGTGTATCAAATCCAGAATCACTTATCGATGCTGACTTTGAATACGGTCTACAGCCAACTAAGTGGGCAGGTTTTGGTACTGTCAAGGGTTATCCTAGCGTTTATGAACTTCCCGGTGTCGATCTAGAAGTACAGCGAGTTAATACAGACTTCACCACAACTAGCACAAACAACAGCCTTATCAATGTAACCTTTACTGGTCCTCACGGTTTGGCTAATGGACAAGCGGTCAACATATCTGGTCTACTGTCATCTGTTGCTGGTTTCAGTAAGGCAGATGGTACATTTGTTATTTTTAATGTTGGCGCAAACGTTGTTCAATACTTTGCCAGAGGACAAGTAGGTACTTCAAACGGACAATCACTATTTACTCCTGATACCGTGGCCAAACGTGGTGGTATCTATACAAACGCATCTATTCCTGTTGCGAGTGCCGCAAGTAACGGTGCAAACCCATCAGTGATTACTTTGAACTTCACAAACCCGCATGGTCTATTGCCCGGCACAACTATTCATGCTATTGTTGCTTCTGGTACAAACGCACCACTTGCAACAGGTCCATTCATTGTACAGTCTGTTCCAACACTGACTTCATTGACATATGTTGCCCGTCCCGGCGCTGTTGTTACGTCACCTGCAACTGTTACTCTATATGCTGTTTCAAATGCCACACTGACACATAGATATCAGGATGGTGGTGTTATTCTTGCAACCAAGTCACCAACATATGGTTCAACGGTTGTTAGACAGAGTAAGAAGTATTTCCGTTATCAGTCTGGTAAGGGCTTCCTATGGTCATCAGGTACTCTATTCAAGCCGAACTATGATGTTCGCTCAGTAACAGCTTCTGGTACTGCTGGTGGTTCGACCATTACGATTCAAACTGATGAAATCGATCATGGTGTACAGGTAGGTGCATATGTCACGCTATCAGGTGTTACAACTTCTGGATATAATGACACCTACATCGTAAATGGTGTAGTTGATGACTATACCTTTACTGTTCTAGCAAAAACCACACTTGGCTCTGCAACACCAATTCTTGATACTGCTACTAACATTGCCGTTAATGCGTGGACAGGCTCTTCTGTTCGTGCTGGTATGTTTGATGATCAGAATGGTTTATTCTGGGAATATGATGGCAGAACATTGTATGTCGTGAGACGTTCTTCTGTTCAACAAATCACAGGTACAGTTTCAGCTAATCAAAACTCAAGTCAAATTGTTGGATTAAACACAAGATTTTTATCACAAGTAAGAAACAATGACAAGGTTGTTGTCAGAGGTATGACACACATGGTAACTCAGGTTGCCAATAACTCTCATATGTTTGTCACACCAGACTACAGAGGCGTTACCGCAGACGGTATTAAGGCAAGCTTGGTGAGAGAGCAAAGAGTGCCACAATCACAGTTTAATCTTGACAAGCTTGACGGAACTGGTCCTAGTGGATTTAATGTCGATCTTAACAAGATGCAAATGATCGGTATGCAATTCTCGTGGTATGGTGCAGGTTTCATTGATTTCATGATGAGAGGACCAAACGGCAATTGGGTATTCGCTCATAGAATGAAGAACAACAACGTAAATACAGAAGCATATATGCGTTCTGGTAACTTACCTGTTCGCTACTCAATTGAAAATGATAATCCATTTACATCTTTGACTGCAAACGTAACCAACTCAGACACTTCTATTCCTGTTGCTGATTTGACTTTCTTCCCATCAAACGGAACTGTCTATATCGATAATGAGTTGATCAGCTATACTGGTAGAAGCACAACTGCTGGTTCTGGAAACCTAACTGGTGCTACTCGTGCGGCTACAATGACACAGTTTGTATCTGGAAACAACTACGTTCTTTCATGCGGTACTGCAAATGCTCACTACAGTGGTACAGGTGTTATTATCGTAAATAATACTTGTTCACCTACACTAAGCCATTGGGGTTCTGCTCTAGTTATGGATGGTGGATTTGATGAAGATCGTGGTTACATCTTTAACTATCAAAGAACAAGTATGAACTTGACAACCACTAACCAAACAGCATTCATGATTCGTCTTGCTCCATCAGTTAAGAACTCACAGGTTGGTGCTCTTGGTGCAAAAGACCTTCTAAATCGTTCTCAGCTACTCCTAAACGCTATTGGTATTGCTGTAAGTAATGGTGCAAATACTGGTGCAGTTGTTGTTGAAGGTGTTCTTAATCCAAAGAACTATTCGGCAGCGGTTTGGACTTCACTTGCTAATGAATCACTTGGTGGTCAGCCAAGCTTCTCACAGGTAGCTAATAGCTTTACCTTTAGTACTGGTACTTTTGCTGTTCCCGGCGAACAGGTATTCGCTTTCACTGGTCCTACTGCAAATGGTGCTGGTGCTGTTAATGACCGTCTTGATCTTACATCACTGAAAGAACTTACTGGTGCTCCACTTGGCGGCGACTTTAGATATCCAGATGGTTCTGACGTTCTTGCGATTAATGTTCGTCTAACAAATGGTACTGCACAAGGACACGTTTTGCTTCGTTGGTCTGAAGCTCAGGCATAAATAAACATAGAAATATATTCGGAAAAGGTGGAATATGACATATACATTTGGTGGTGAAGTTACTGATAAATCGGCAGTTGTGCGTCTTGAAGATGATGTAGTGGTCAACGTAATTGTTGCGCCACCAACTGAACCTGCACAGGATGGCTGCTATCTTGTTGACATTTCTGATGGAAAGTTCTGCAACATTGGATGGGTATGGAATGGAACAGAATTTTATGATCCTAATCCACAGCCATTTCCAGAGCCTGTTCAAACAGATGTTATAACAATTGGCGATACTATCAATGAATTAGTTTCATCAAATCCTGAAGCTGCTAAAATTCATGATCATGTTTATGTCAACGGTGTTATGGTTCGTGAGGACATTTCTATCTGCCTACCAGAAGCAGCCTCTGTATTATCATTACTTAAAGAGAACTTTCCAGATTCTGATGTGAACTTTGAGAGTGTACCAACAAACTTCATTGGAACATATGACGACTATAGGCCACCATATACCAATGAATCTATTAGTTGGTATGAAATGGCATCTCCATCAAAAGAACTCCTAGAGAAATATCAAGTCACTGAAGAAATGTATCCAGATATATACTCTTGGTATGGACTGAAGCATAATATTGTCACAAAAGAAATTATGCTGAAAGTAGTTTTTAAAGGATCATCACTTGACGCTTCTTTACTACCAATAATTCCAAATATTGAAAATGCTTTCTTTGCAAGACTACACAGAATTAATGGCACGATTGAACCATATGTTGATTGTTATGTCAACTTAGAAGAACAACAGATTATTGATTTCTGTGCAACTCATAACATTCCATACACTTCTGTTCAAGATAAGCCCGGTTTTACTTGGGTGTATGGTATTACATTTAATAGTGAAACCAAAGAAATTATCACGGTCAAAACATACAGAAGAGTTATCGGTGACTAAAAAATTGTCTGACAAAGATATTAAAGAAATAGACAAAAAATTTTGGAGCACTATTGCTTTAGAAAAAACATATCATAAGATTTACGAATGCAACTATCAACCAAAAAGCGAAGATAAGAAGTAATGGCAACAAAATATATCTTTCTACGTAGTGGAACAGTATGGCAAATACCTACTGATTATGACCCAACAGTCGCAGCCACTTTTTGGTGTATTGGCGGCGGTGGCGGCGGTGGTAGAAGAACTAGTGGTACGGCAACAACTGGTGGCGGTGGCGGCGGTGGCGGCGCTCTATCTACATCATCAATTACACTAGTAGCTGGCGCACCTTTATTTTATTCAATTGGTGCTGCTGGTGCTGGTGCTTCGTCAAATTCTACTGATGGTGGAACTGGTGGCGACACTTGGATAAACTGGAATACTTCTACAAATACTTCTACAAATACTCCACCAACATCAACTGGAACTGGTATTCTTGCAAAAGGTGGTGCTGGTGGTAGTGGTGCTTCTAGCGGAAATGGTGGAGCAGGTGGCGCTGCTGCTAGTGGATTTGGTACTACAAAAACTAGTGGTGGCACTGGTGGAACAGCAACTTCTCATGGCGGCGGTGGCGGTGGCGCTGCTGGTAATGATTCTGGTAATGGTTCTAATGGCGGCGGCTCATCAAGTTACGGTGGCGGCGGTGGAGGTGGTATATTCAGTGGCGGCGGTACTTCTACATCAACGACAGGTGGTTTTGGCGGTCAAAGTCTTGCTGGCGCTTTTGCTTCTGGTGGTGCAGCTAATGCTAGTGGTGGTAGTGGTGCCGTAGGTGGCGGTGGCGGCGGTGGTGGTGGTTCTACTAACTCTACTACTGCTGGTAGTGGCGGCGCTGGTGGTGCTAATACAGCAACCTTTAGTACTATTAGTGGACAAATTGGACCGTCTGGTGGCGGTGGTGGCGGCGGCGGATCATTGACTGCTGCTACACAAGTCGGTGGTCAAGCTGATCTTGCTGGTTCTGGTGGCGGTGGTGGCGGTGGTTCTGCTGCTGCTGGTTCTAGTGCATCAAGTGGTGGCAGAGGTGGTGCTGGCGCAATTATTGTACTTTACACAGTAAAACCAAGCGTAAAGACTGTTGTTCTTACTTCAGGTTCAACATGGACTGTTCCAAATGATTGGACCAATTCTGGTGCCAGTATTATAGCAATAGGCGGTGGCGGCGGTGGTGCTCGTGCTGCTTTTGGTGGTGGCGCTGGTGGCGGTGGTGGCGGATTGTCTGCCGTTACTAATATGAATTTATTTGGTGGACTATCAACAGGAAATACTCTTTACTATTCAATTGGTGCTGGTGGTTCTGGCGCAACTGCAAACAACACTTCTGGTGCTACTGGTGGTGATACTTGGGTAAATAGAGTATCAGCATCAATACCTTCATCAGCTACTGATGGTGCTCTTGCAAAAGGTGGCGTTGGTGGTGCTGCTGGCACTGGTGGCGCTGGTGGCGCTGGTGGTGCTGCTGCATCTGGCGTAGGAACTATAAAGAAAAGTGGTGGTGCTGGTGGTAATGCTCAAGGAACAGCTTCGTTTAGTGGTTCTGGTGGTGGTTCTGCTGCATCTATTCTAAGTGATGGTGGTGCTGGCACTTCAGGAAGTATTAACTTATATGGTTATAATGGCGGTCAAGGTGGCGGCGTAAATGGTCCTGCAACTGGTCTGGCTGGATTACAAAGTGCTGGGGGTCTTGGATTTGATGGTAAACCACAAGGTACAAGTACTGGTGGTTTCGGTGCAACATTAAACGCTGGTGGTGCTGGCGTAGCTGGTCCCGGCATAGAGTTCACAGCTACTATTGGTGGATCATCATATGGTTCTGGCGGTGGTGGTGCTGGCGGTGCTGTTAGTGGCGGCACTGGTAGTGCAGGTGCATTTATTGGCGGCGGCGGTGGCGGTGGCGGTGGTTCTGCTTCTGCTGGTACTAGTGGAAGTGGTGCTGCTGGTGCTGCTGGTGCTATTATCATTCAGTATATACCATATACATTACCACAATATACAGCAAATGGTTCAATAACATTGTATAATATCCAACAAGTATTTGGTGGTTCTACTCCTATCAGCTTAAGTGAATACTATGCTGGTGGTGTATACGTGTATGCTGGTGCTACTGGCACAAATGGTGCAATCCCAACAAGTGGAGCTATTAGCATTAGCAACTTCTATGGTGCATCTGCAACCCCACCACTATCAGTGAGCGCAACAAATGTTAGTGGTCAAAATCTTGGATTTCCACTATGTGGTTCGGTCTCTGGCTCAACATCTACTACAGTTACTGGCGGTGCCTCACCATTTACATATGCATGGTCACAGCTTTCTGGTGATTCGATGAGTATTAATAGTACTACTGCACAAAATCCATCATTTTCAGCTACTGTATGTGATGGCGCTGGAATTGCAGCCGTATGGCAAGTTGTAGTGACAGATTCAAATAACAACACTGCATCTGATACAATTACAGTTGATCTTGATTACGTTTCTACACAATAATAAATACTAATAAACAAAGGTGTTAAATGGCAGTACCAACAACAAGAAACGAATTCAAAGAGTATTGCTTACGCAAGCTAGGCAAACCTGTGATCGAAATCAACGTTGATGATGATCAGGTAGATGATCGTATTGATGAATCTCTTCGTTACTATTGGGACTATCACTTTGATGGTACTGAGAAAATTTACTATAAGCATCAAGTAACACAACAGAATATGACTGACAAATACATCACCATGCCAGAGAATATCATTGGTGCAGTGAGAGTGTTTCCTATTGCTGACCCTATGGTTCGCTCAGATGATCTATTCAACATTCGTTATCAGATTGCATTGAACGATCTATACACACTAACTTCTGTTTCAATGGTTCCATATTATATGACCATGGAGCATCTTGCTCTTATTACAGAAATGCTTGTCGGTCAACAGCCAATTCGTTATAATAGACATAAGGACCGTCTATATGTCGATATGGATTGGGGTAAGATCAATGTCGGTGAATATCTTCTAGTTGAGGCATATGAAGTTATTGACCCTGATGAATGGACTGATGTTTGGGCTGATAGATGGCTTCAGAACTATGCTACTGCAAAGATCAAGTATCAGTGGGGATCAAACCTAACCAAGTTTAGTGGAATGTCATTGCCCGGCGGCGTACAGTTTAATGGTGAAAAGATTCTAGGTGACGCTCAGGCTGAAATCGAAAAGATGGAAGCAGAGATGATCAGTTCATATTCACTTCCGGTTTCAGATATGGTGGGATAATTCATGCCAAGCGTATATTTCGACAACTTCAACAACTATGGCGAACAAGACCTTATCGAGTCTCTTGTTGTCGAATCCATCTCCATATATGGACACACTGTTTATTATCTTCCACGAACACTTGTGTCGAAGGATGATATTTACGGTGAAGACAAGCTTTCGACTTACACAGATATTTTTGAATTTGATATGTACATCAAGTCATTTGATAGCTATGAAGGTGACGGCACATTTCTCTCTAAGTTCAATCTTGAAGTACGTGACAGCGCAACCTTCAGTATTGCACGTAGGTCATTTGGTAATGAGATTGCTTCTCAGCGTCCAGACATTCAAAGGCCACGTGAAGGCGACCTTGTATACTCTACTATGATGAAGAGAATGTTTGTCATCAAGTTTGTCAACCCAAATGCTATTTTTTATCAGATGGGCGACCTTCAGATTTGGGATATTTCTTGTGATGTTTGGGAATACTCAAATGAGCGTTTTGACACAGGTAATGCTGAGATTGATGCAATTGAACAACAATACTCTGTTGCCAATGTTACAGATGAGACAGCATATGAAGCAGCTATGCTTGATGTGTTTGCGACCAATCAAGAGTTTCAACAAGAAGGCACTGGTATTCTTGACTGGTCAAATGTTGACCCTTTCAGCGGGGGTAATGTATAATGTTTGGTAACACTTTCGGTCATGGTACACTAAGAAAATATATCATTTACTTTGGTACACTATTCAATAACATTTGGATCAATCGTTACGATTCTAATGGTGCTCTAATTCAGAACATGAAGGTGCCATTGAACTATGGTCCTCGTGAAAAGTTTCTTGCACGTCTAGATGGCAATCCTGAATTGCAGCGACCTATTGCTATTCAACTTCCACGTATGTCATTCGAAGTTACAGGTATCACATATGATTCCAATAGAAAACTTCCTATGACAAATAAAATTACAACACCTGATCCAAATGATCCTACAGGCGTACTATATCAGTACATGCCAGTGCCGTATAACATCGACATAACACTATCGATCATGGTCAAAAATGCTGAAGACGGCACATATATTGTAGAACAAATTCTACCATACTTTAATCCAATGTGGTCTGCAACACTTAATCTTGTACCAGAGATGAATATCAAGCATGATATTCCTATCACATTAGACAACATTGTTTCTGAAGACACTTATGAAGGCGACTTCCTGACACGCAGAGCAATTATATGGACTTTGAATTTCACTCTCAAAGGATATTTCTTTGGTCCATCAATCTCTGCAAATACTGGTATTATCAAAGAAATCAATACAAATATCAGCATTCCACCGGGAAATGTTCTAATGGAATATGCAACACAAAACAATTCACCCGCACAGGTGAACTTGGATATATTCCCTGCTCAGTATGCAAATGGACAACCTGCGTATTCAAACAATGCCATTTTTGAATATCGTATCAATAATGTTACCGGAGAGTTTATTACTACAGAAAAGATTACTGTAGATAATGACAACTTCATGTATCTGAAAGAAGGCAACACAACACATCTGAGAACTAGTGGAGTGTATGGAAATATTTCCAATAATGAATTGATATATGGAGAACAGTCAGGTGCCGTTGCTACCATAACAAAAATCAATAGAATACCCACATACAATTTGGCGAACACTGATGTAATTGCATCAAATAGTAACTACGGTTTCATTGTTAACTTATACGAGAATTACTAATGTCAAAATACTTAGATGCCGCACTAGGGCTAAATCCAATGGCACAATTTGACGATAAGAAAGACCTTGTACCTGCCGTTGTTCAGACAGACAACGAACAGGTAGAGGGCGATATTGAGCAAGCTCGTGATAACTTATCGAATGCAATTGAACTTAGTCAGACAGCGGTTCAAGACATGCTTTCGATTGCTCAACAGTCACAACATCCTAAAGCATATGAAGTGCTTAATTCAATGATCAAAACATATGCTGATATTAGCATGGGTCTGGTCGATCTACAAGCCAAAAAAGCAAAGCTGGTGGCTAAGAAACCAGAAGGTGAAGGTCAGACAATTAATAATAATTTGTTTGTTGGTTCGACTGCTGAACTTCAGCAAATGCTTGAAAACATGAAGAGTAAAGATGATGCTGCCGATTAAAGGCTATAATGGTAATCCATTACTAAAGAAGGCCAGAAGACAAATTCAATGGACTGCTGAAATGCTTCAGGAGTTCATCAAGTGTAAAGAAGACCCAATTTATTTTGCTGAAAAGTACATTCAAATTGTTCACGTTGACCGTGGTCTAATTCCTATTGCCTTGTATGATTATCAAAAAGAAATTATCACAAAGCTTATGAACAATCGTCGTGTTACGGTTGTTACCTCTAGACAGGCTGGTAAGACTACCACAGCGGCCACAATCATTCTACACTACATTCTGTTCAACGAGCACAAGACAGTTGCTCTCCTAGCTAACAAGGGTGATGCTGCACGTGAAATCCTTGATCGTATCAAGCTATCATATGAAAGTCTTCCCGAATGGCTTCAGCAAGGCGTTGTGGAGTGGAATAAAGGCTCTATCGAACTAGAGAACGGTTGCAAGGTTCTTGCGGCTGCTACAAGCTCTTCAGCCATTCGTGGTAAGTCAATCTCACTTCTATACATCGATGAAGCTGCGTTCGTTGAAAATTGGGATGAGTTCTTCGCTTCAGTTTTCCCTACCATCTCATCTGGTGAAACAACAAAGATTCTCTTTACATCTACGCCAAATGGTCTAAACCACTTCTACAAGACATGCAATGGCGCTAAGAATAATACCAATGGATATCAGTACGTTGAAGTGCCTTGGCAACGTGTTCCCGGTCGTGGTGAAGCATGGTACAAGGAAACCATCGCTGCTATGGACTTCGATCTTGAGAAGTTTGCTCAGGAATTCGAATGTCAGTTCCTTGGTTCATCTGGTACCCTCATTTCAGGTGCGGTGCTCAAAACACTCGTATCGCAGAATGCTCTAGCGTCACATGATGGATTGAATAAATACTATGATCCAGTAAGAGAACATAGTTACGTTATTGTTGTCGATGTGTCAAGAGGAAAAGGACTAGATTATTCTGCTTTCCAAGTGATTGATGTTACCACAATGCCATACCAACAGGTATGCACGTACAAGAATAATATGGTAACACCCCTTGATTACAGCGGGACTATATATAGGACTTCGAAAGCATATAACAATGCTACGATACTAGTAGAAATTAATGATGTAGGCGCACAAGTTGCAGACTCATTATACTATGATTATGAATGTGAGACAATAGTATATACTGAAAATGCTGGTGCAAGAGGAAAAAGAATATCAACGGGTTTCGGTAAAGGAAGCGGTATTGATAGAGGAATTCGAACAACAAAGACTGTTAAGGCAATCGGTTGTTCTATGCTCAAGCTTTTAGTCGAACAGCGTCAATTGATTATCAATGACCATGATACTATCCACGAATTGTCAAGATTCTCTAAGAAGGGTGTATCATATGAGGCTGAAGCTGGATGTAATGATGATCTTGTGATGGGTCTTGTTCTTTTTGCTTGGATGACTGATCAACAGTACTTCAGAGAATTGACAGATATTAATACCTTAATGAAACTAAGAGATAAGTCGGAAGAAGAACTAGAAAACGATTTGGTACCATTTGGATTTATGGACGATGGTCAACCAGATGACGAAATTATAGATTTGGTTCGAAATCCAGATCGCAATTTGATGTTCTTCTAATTCTCTTATTTTATAAATATATTCATGCAATAGAACATGCAAAAATCTTTCAAAGGAGATATAAATGGCCGTACAAAATTTTGGTTCAGGTGGTGGTTTTCAGACTAGTCCCGGCATCAATGTTTCAGAAATTGATCTTACAACAGTTACTCCTTCTGTAGACACTACAGTTGGTGCTTTTGCTGGTGTATTTCGTTGGGGTCCAGTGGGCGTTCGCACACTCGTGACTTCAGAAAATGATCTAGTCGCTAAGTTTGGTAAACCAACTTCGATTAACCCAGAAACATTCTTCACCGCAGCAAACTTCCTATCATACTCAAACGCACTATACATTAGTCGTGCTGCGAATTCAAGCGTTACTACATCAGCTATTGCTGTTGCTAATGCTGCCGCAGTTATTGGTGCAAACTCAATCTACACAGTCTTGAACGTTTTTGACTTTGATACAAAATCAAACACAATCAATTCTTCAGAAGTTACTTATATCGCTCGTTGCCCGGGTGAATTGGGCAACAGCCTAAAGGTATCTGTATGTGACAACTCAAGTCAGTATACATCAAACGTTGCTCTAGTAGATGCAAACTTCACTACTGCAAACACAAAGTTTACCCTTTCTGTTGGTAGCACAGAAGGTGTTATTAATCTTTATAACCCTTCTATGACTAACTTCACTGGTAACACTCCAATTGTTCAGGCAACAACTACCGCAAATAAGTTTAACATTGGCGATTATATTGTTGTTGGTGACAATAACATTGGTAAGCAGTCACTAAAAATTCTAAACAAGACAATTATTGTAAGCAACACTGCTGGTGTAAACACTGGTTCTGCTTCGATTACACTTAAGTTCGACCAACCATTGAAGCTATCTAGCGATATCAGTGTACAAAGCCTTAATCGTTATTGGGAATATTATTCACAATTTGATAGTGCTCCCGGTCGCTCATTGTTCGTTGAAGCTAACGGAAACACTGCTCTACAGACTACCTCTGCAACAGCACAGCAAGACGAACTTCATGTGGTTGTCGTTGATGAAGATGGTGGCTTCACTGGTTCACCCGGTGCCGTCCTAGAAACATTCTCAGGCGTATCACGTGCAACAGACGCTAAGCTATCAGATGGTTCTTCAAACTACTACAAGAATGTTATCAATGATCGCTCACTATACATTTGGGCTGGTGCTGATCGTTTTGGTGCCGAATCAAACACTGCACTTAACATAACATCTTCAAACACTGTTGCAATTCCTGCACCACTAACATTGTCATTTGTCAATGGTAATGATGTAGATGAAGGCGAAGGCGCTTCAAGTGTTGCTTTCTCTGATATTGCAAGAGCATATGACTTGTTCAACTCACCAGAAGATTCTGATATCTCACTAGTGATTACTGGTAAGGCACGTGGTGGTGTAAATAAGGAACAGCTAGCAAATTACGTAATCGACAATATTGTTGAAGTTCGTAAGGATTGTGTTGCATTTATTTCACCAGATTACAATGATGTTGTCAACAATGCACTTAATGCGGCTGACGATGTTGTTGCATTCAGAAATTCTGTAAGATCAACATCATTCGCAGTTATGGATTCTGGTTACAAGTATCAGTATGACAAGTACAATGACGTATATCGTTATATCCCACTAAATGGTGATATCGCTGGTCTATGTGTTCGTACAGATGCTACACGTGATCCATGGTTCTCACCTGCTGGTTCAACACGTGGTCAGATTAAGAATGTAATTAGACTGCCATTCAATCCGAATAAAGCACAGAGAGACTTGCTTTACAGAAATGGTGTAAACCCTGTAATTTCACAGCAAGGTCAAGGAACAATGCTATTTGGAGATAAAACTCTTCTAGCTAAGCCAAGTGCATTTGATCGCATCAACGTGCGTAGACTGTTCATTGTTCTTGAAAAGACAATCTCTATTGCTGCTCAGTCATCAATGTTCGAATTCAATGATGAATTCACACGTTCACAGTTTGTCAATCTTGTAGAGCCTTTCCTAAGAAATGTTCAAGGTCGTCGTGGTATCTACGACTTCAAGGTAGTATGTGATTCAACTAACAACACATCTGAAGTGATTGATGGCAATCGTTTTGTTGGTGACATTTATGTCAAGCCAGCACGTTCTATCAATTATATTCAACTTAACTTTGTGGCTGTTAGAAGTGGCATTGAATTCTCTGAGATTGTTGGCTAATAAATAAACTAAAGGAGAATAAAAGACATGTCATTTAACATTGATCGCTTCAAAGGTGCTTTGCCAAGTGGTGGTGCTCGTCCTACTCTTTTCAGAGTAGACCTAGCAACTCCATTTGACGGAGGATTAAATACAATCACAGGATTTCTAGTCCAAGCAACATCATTGCCCGGTTCATCTATTGGTAATATTCCACTTCCTTATATGGGTCGTAAGGTAAATTTTGCTGGTGACAGAACATTTGATGCATGGGACGTGACAGTAATCAATGACGAAGACTTCCGTATTCGTGATGCTATGGAAACATGGCAGAGTAGGTTGAACTCGTTAGAAGAAAACATCAGTACCACAGTTGCTGCTCAATATAAAATTGATGCAACCGTACATCAATTCGGAAAAAATAATGCGGACGTTCCTATTCGCAGCTATAATTACCGTGGTTTGTTCCCTGTAGAAATATCACCAATCGAACTAGACTGGAATTCTACTGATGAAATTGAAAGATTTAACGTAAGATTTATTTACGATTATTATGAAGTATCCGGTACTACTGCACTCGGTGGTGTTGTTTAATTGATAGGAATATAAAATATTATGGATTTATTTGGTTTTGAAATTAAGAAAAAGATAGCGGAACCCATCTCTTTTGCTCCAAAGCAAACAGACGATGGGGCCGTTGTCGTAGCTGAAGGTGGCGTTTACGGCACCTATGTTGATCTAGATGGCTCTATCAGAACAGAGGCAGAGCTTGTAAACAAATACCGTGAAATGTCAATGGTCCCTGAAGTGGATATGGCTATTGACGATATCGTGAATGAGGTTATCACACAGGAACCAGAAACAGAACCTGTTGAACTTATTCTTGATGATATACCAGAACTACCAGAAAAAGTCAAGAAGATTTTTATTGAAGAATTCAAGGAAGTACTCAATCTTCTAGAATTCAATCAGTTGTCATATGAAGTATTTCGTCGTTGGTACGTTGATGGTAGACTATACTATCACGTAATCATCGATGAGAAGGCACAAAATCTTGGTATCCAAGAGTTGCGATATATCGATCCACGTAAAATTCGTAAGGTTCGTGAAGTAAGAAAGAAGAAGCTTCAGGACAATCAGACAGCAAATAAAACAAGTGCTGAGTATTACATCTATAATGATAAGGGATTTGCTAAGACTGCTGGCAACTCTTCTATCCCAACAAACAATATTGGCGGTCTAAAGATCGCTAAGGATTCGATTGTTCATTGTACATCAGGCGTAACTTCGCTAAATGGTGACTTGGTTCAATCATATCTACACAAGGCAATTAAGCCACTAAACCAACTCCGTTCTATGGAAGACTCGCTAGTAATTTATCGTATTAGTCGTGCACCAGAACGCCGTATTTTCTATATTGACGTAGGCAACCTTCCTAAGATGAAGGCTGAGCAATATCTACGTGATATCATGACTAAGTTCAAGAACAAACTGGTCTATGACAGCGCCACAGGCGAAATCAGAGATGATCGTAAGTTCATGACCATGCTAGAAGACTTTTGGCTACCTCGTCGTGAAGGTGGCAAGGGCACTGAAATTACAACTCTTCCCGGTGGACAGAACCTTGGTCAGATGGATGACGTTCTGTATTTCCAGAAGAACTTGTATAAGTCTCTAAACGTTCCTGTCAGTCGCCTTGATCCAGACACTCAGTTTGGTTTCGGTAGAGCAACTGAAATTACTCGTGACGAAGTGAAGTTCGCAAAGTTTATTAACAGACTTCGTATTAAGTTTGCAACTCTTTTCGCAAAAATTCTTGAGCGTCAACTTATTCTAAAGGGTATCATTACACCTGAAGAATGGGAAGAAATTAAAAATCGTATTCGCTTTAAGTTTGCTCAGGACAACTACTTTGCTGAGCTTAAAGAGACAGAAATTTTAAATAATCGTTTGGCGGCATTGCAACAAATCGATCCTTTTGCTGGTAAGTATTATTCACACGAATGGATTAGACGTAAGGTTCTAATGCAGACTGATGAAGAAATCGAAGAGATTGATGAGCAGATTATGGCAGAAATGGAAAATCCTCAGTATTATCCACCAGAACCTGTTGATCCTAATGCTGAACAACAAGGCGATGAGTATGCATATGATCCATCGCAGAATGAGAATAATGCATTCGTTAAATCGCCGCCTAAATAATAACATGGTATAAATATAAAGTATAATTGATTAGAAGGAAAAAATTATGACAGACACTACTGATTTAATTGGTTTAGCCATTGATAAAAATCCTGTAGACTTCGCTGATGTACTTGATACATTACTGCGCCAAAAAGCTATGGACACGCTTGAAACTCATAAGGTTGAGCTAGCGCAGAGCATTTACGGTGAAGACCCTGAAGATAATTTAAACGATGACGATTCAGACTTAGAAATTGATAATCTCGACTTGGACGATATTGATCTGGACCTTGATGATTTAGACTTAGAAACAAAGGACGGAACAAATGAAGACGCTTAAAGATATGTTTGAGGTCTATAGACCGAAATCACCAGACGAACAGAAGTTCGTTGATAAACACGTGGTTGTCAAACAAAAAGATCGTAACGAAGTTAATGGTAAGGCCAATGGCGACGATGTTTTCAATGCTACAAACGTCAAGACTGTAAACCACAAAGCAACACGTCATGGTTATGATATTGGCGATGATGCTAAGGTATACGAAGAAAACCAATTTGTCAATGAAGAAGAGCTTGTTGACGAAGGTATGCTTGGCGGATTGTTTAAGAAGAAGCCAAAGGTTACTGTTGGTAAGATGACACGTGTACAAGACCTTCCTGATGGCGAAAAGCCATTCCAGAAGATGACAGGTCAGGGTGCTCGTAAGCCACAACCAGAAGTTCAACGTGATGAAAAGGGTGATACTCTTTATCAGAGAGTTCAAAAGTCTCGTATGACTAAAGAAGATATCATCAATCGCACAATCGAAAAGTACATGCCTGAAGTAGCTGATATCAAGCCACTTACCATGGAACAGCGTTTGGCTAAGAAGCTTGATGGTCTTTCAGAAAGCCACACCACACTTCTTTTCTCTCTATTCGCAAATCTCAACGAAGACAATCAAATGAAAATGATTGACACATGTTCAGATAGAGATGGTATTAATGAGCTTATTGACTTCGCTCTAGAAAATAGAGGTGAATAATGGCTGTAACTATTACATCGAATAAAAAAGGCACTTCTGCAACAATTCATGTTACGAATGCTAATACAACATTAAATATGGCAGGTAATAGTTCTGTTAGCGCAATTGCTTTAGGTGGTGAAGTGCTAACAGGTGCTTATATTACACAGCTTTACTTTGGCCATGATGGAAGTTCTGCTGATGGTGGCGTTGCTATCTATAGAGGCGCTAACCTTGTAGCTGCATTTGATACCTCTGCATACGTCGATTATGCTGGTTCTGGTATGGCATTAACTGTCGATCAAACAGCAAATCTGGCTATTAAATTTATTGGCACAAATAATGCATATTGTTTCCTTGAAGTGCAGAAGGTTGGTAATCTAACTGCTAACTCTGAATATTTCCAGAATTAAGGGACAATTAAATGAAACTGATTACAGAAACAATTGACGAACTAAAGTACGTCACAGAAGCCAAGGAAGACGGTTCAAAGAACCTTTATATTGAGGGTGTCTTCCTTCAATCAGCAATTAAAAATCGTAATGGCCGCATGTATCCAGAAGAAATTATGGATCGTGAAGTTGCACGTTACATGAAAGAAAGCGTTGAGTCAAATAGTGCTCTAGGTGAGCTAGGCCATCCAAATGGTCCACAGATTAACCTAGATCGTGTCTCACATCGCATCGTTTCCCTTCGTAAAGAAGGTACCGATTATATCGGTAAAGCTTTGATCACCAATACTCCAATGGGTGGCATTGCTAAAGGTCTCATTGAATCTGGTGCACGTCTAGGCGTTTCGTCACGTGGCATGGGTTCTATAAAGCTTAACAGCGAAGGTGTCAATGAAGTTCAAAGCGATTTCAGACTAGCTACGGCTGCTGATATTGTTGCTGATCCTTCAGCACCAAACGCATTTGTTAACGGCATCATGGAGTCTGTTGATTGGGTTTATGATGAGAGAATGGGGTGGAAGGCTGTTGAGTTGGCTGAACAAACCAAGAAAGTAATTGAGAAATCAGTTAAGTCAAGATCACTTGATGAAGCAAAAAGACTCAAGATTTTCGAGAATTATTTGGCAAAATTGTCAAAAATCACGTTTTAATAAATAATATACACTATACAAAGGAGTAAAAGATGGTCGATCTAAAGACTATGACTGAAGCGGAAATTCTAGAGTTTGCTCAAAATCTTTCGGAAGATGAGTTCAACGAACTAGACGAAGAGTCAAAAGCAATTATTTCAGAAGCCACTGCTGCCGATACCCTTAAGCCGGGTGCTGGTTCAGGTGGTACAGAATCAAAGGCTCAGATGCTTGCTACCTTTGCTGCGCTTGCTGCACAGCTTGGTAAGGAAGACCTTTCTGACCTATTCAACCGTACACTTGCCTCAATCGGTCAGGAAGCTGCAAACATTCCAAACGATGCTGCTGCTAAGAATGCCGCAACAATCGCTATGAAGGGCGCTGTCAAGGAAGATATCGATGATATGTTCGCTGCTGACGATCTTTCAGAAGAATTCAAGGAAAAGGCAACCACTGTATTTGAAGCTGCTGTAGCTGTTCGTGCAACTATCAAGGAAGCCGAACTACAAGAGCAATTTGAAGAAACAGTTGCTGCACTTGAAGAAGAGTTCGAAGAAAAGCTTCAAGAAGAAACATCTGCTATTTTTGAACAACTAGCAGAAAAGCTTGATCAGTACCTTGATTATGCAATCAAGGAATGGAAAGAAGAAAACAAGCTTGCCATTGATAATTCACTTCGTGCAGAAATTGCTGAAGACTTTATTCAGGGTCTACATGGTCTATTCTCAGAGCACTACATCCGTGTTCCAGACGAAAAGATTGATCTTGTTGCTGAAATGAAGTCTGAACTTGAAGAAGTTAAGGCTAAGCTAAACGAAACTGTTGATGCTAAGCTTGAACTAGAATCAATTATCAATGAAGCAACTCGTGAAGCTGCTATTGATGAAATGGCAGAAGGTCTTTCTGCAATTCAAGCAGAAAAGCTTCGTACACTTGCTGAAGGCATCGAATTCACTGATGCTGAATCATACGGCAAGAAGCTAGCGATTCTTAGAGAAAACGTATCAGTCAAGAAAGCACCAAAGTCAACAGGATTTATTACTGAAGAGATTGATGGCGATCATGGCGAAGAAGATAGAACAGCCGCTGTACCTGCACACATGCAGAACTACATAAAGGCAATTTCTAAGTCGGTCAAAAACTAAGATTTTATAAATATAATAGCTGAAATAGCTTTTATACTCAAGGGAGAAGAAAACAAAATGACATATCTAGCTGAAGAAATTCAAAACAAGTGGAAGCCAGTGCTTGAACACACTGATCTTCCAGAAATCAAGGACAGTCACCGCCGTGCGGTTACTGCTCAGGTTCTAGAAAACACTGAGAACGCAATCCGTGAAGGTCGTGCGGCAATGAGTGGTTCAGGTTTCCTTAGTGAAGCTGCACCAGTTAACTCAATGGGCGCATCTTCATCAACTGCTGGTACAGGCGCAATTGACACATTCGATCCAGTGCTTATCTCACTAGTTCGTCGTGCAATGCCAAACCTCGTTGCTTATGATATCTGCGGCGTTCAGCCAATGACTGGTCCAACAGGACTTATCTTCGCAATGAGAGCACGTTATGCAGCACAAGATGGTGCAGAAGCATTCTTCAATGAAGCAAACACTGCCTTCTCAGGTCGTGGTGGTTCATCAGGCATGTCACCTGCTGATGCTGGTTACACTAACGGTAACGCAATGGGCGGCGCTGCTAACAACGTTGGTCTATATCCTTCAACACTTAACAACGCTTCTGGCGACCTTTACAACTTTGGTGGTGGTATCAAGACTTCCGCTGCTGAAGGTCTAGGCTCAGGTACAGTATTCCCAGAAATGGCTTTCTCAATCGAGAAGGTTAGTGTTACTGCTAACAGCCGTGCACTAAAGGCAGAATACTCACTAGAACTAGCACAAGACCTTAAGGCAATTCACGGTCTTGACGCTGAGACAGAACTATCAAACATTCTGTCAACAGAAATTCTAGCTGAAATTAACCGTGAAGTTATCCGTACAGTAGTTATCTCTGCTGTTCGTGGTGCTGCTGAAGGTACAACTGCTGCTGGTATTTTCGATCTTGACACCGACTCAAATGGCCGTTGGTCAGTTGAAAAGTTCAAGGGTCTAATGTTCCAAGTAGAGCGTGAAGCTAACGCAATCGCTAAGGGTACCAGACGTGGTAAGGGTAACATCATCATCTGTTCATCAGACGTTGCGTCTGCTCTTCAGATGGCTGGTGTTCTTGACTACGCTCCTGCTCTTAACAGCAACAACCTAAACGTTGACGACACAGGCAATACCTTCGCTGGTGTTCTTAATGGTCGCCTACGTGTGTACATCGATCCATATGCTGGTGCTAACTACCTTGTAGTTGGTTACAAGGGTAGCTCAGCATTTGATGCTGGTCTGTTCTACTGCCCATATGTTCCACTACAGATGGTTCGTGCTGTAAATCCTGATACATTCCAGCCAAAGATCGGCTTCAAGACACGTTACGGTATGGTAGCCAACCCATTCGCACGTGGTCTAACCGACACAGGCGCTGGTGCTATCGCTCAGGATACTAACCAGTACTATCGTCGTTTGATCGTTAACAACCTTATGTAAGTTTGGTTGTCTACGGACGAAAAAGATTTGGGGGAGGGTCGAAAGGCTCTCCCCTTTTTCTTTAATGGTATAATGGAAAGTTTGGATCAAGATTAGTCATGCGGCGAGACAATTCCGCTTCTTCATCTTTAATCCATTGGGGTGTACGAATTAAATCTTCGCCCATCCCTTCACATAGTTGACAAACAGAACGATAGTCCATACAACGATTGCAAACCCATTCACCATCAGTAATCATGGCCACCACTCCAATGCTTCAAGTTCTATCTTACGCTTAGCGTCTCTTTCTACTTGACGCTGTTGCTCAATTTTCTCAGCATGATACTGAATAGGCCAAAGTTTCTCTTGCTCTTCTCGTGTAAGTTTGATATCGATAGATGAGTACTTATCAACACGGCGTGAAAGTTTCACAACCTTTTTTGTCCAGAAGTTCTCTTTGCTAAAATATATACGGAATTCATGTGAACCAATATATCCATCTTGATACCAGCGATAGCTGCATGGACCATGGAAATTATTTTTTTCCATCACTTCATTGAAGACGTATTCTGAGAAACGAATTTTTTCTTCACTCATAACAAATACCTTTATGCACTATAAAAGTTAACCAGATTACCCGAATCATCGATTGCTCTAACACGTCCTGTATAACCAGTCATTCTCTGTTTGGCAACTCTTTCCATCGTATGATTCAAAATAGAATCACTTGGATTGATGCATGTACTAACCTGAGTCCAGTTACCTGTGTCTCTCTGTCTTTGTATCCGAATCATCTTTAGTTCCTTTCTATATAAATACTAGTAATATTTCATACCGACAAACGGATTATATCCAGCTTCACCCATAGAGTCAACAGGAAAAGTTCATAATGTACAATCCAGATCAAAATAATTTATCGCAACTGAATTTTAGGTTCAAACTCACTGCCACACCTGAGTTAGAGTATCGTGCACAGAAAGTCAATATCCCCGGTTTAAACCTTGGTACAGCACCAATCCCAACACCCCTAGTGCCATACTTCAATCCGGGCAACCTAACGTATGATGAGCTTAGCATTGAGTTTATGATAGGTGAGAAGATGGCGGATTACCTTGAAATCTTCAACTGGATGGTCGGACTAGGACACCCTGACACGCTTGACCAATATAGGTTTCTCAAGAGTGATTGTTCAGTGTATATTTTGAACAACAATCTTCAGCCACAAATCCACGTAAGATTCACTGATGTGTATCCAGTATCACTAACGCCTGTTGAGTTTGATAGCACATTGCCTGAAATCCAATACGCAACTTCTACTGTTGGCTTCAAGTTCAATCGATATTATTTTGATATTGTCGGTTGACAATCAAACGAATCACTGTTATGATCGTCTCAATCACTGAGACGCATTGAAGGATATACTATGAAACTTGATTCGATATACGCACTATGGGCTGAAGACAGTAAGATTGATCGCATGGACCTTGGCGAAGAATCGCTAAAAATTTCATCCCTCCATCAAAAATACATGGAGATATATACTAACGAAAAGATCATACTTCGCAAGTATGATTCTGATCTAAAGGTTCTGAAGTTGGAGAAGTATGAATTCTACACTCAGGGACCGACAAATGAGACCCAAGAAAAGGGCTGGGAACTACCTGCAATCGGCAAGGTAATTCGTTCTGATGTTCAGCAATATGTTGAAGCAGACAAGGATATCATTCAGCTAACACTGAAGATCGGTATCCAAAACGAAAAGGTTTCTCTGCTCGAATCTATTATCAAAAACCTTTCTAATCGTGGCTTCCAGATCAAGAACGCAATCGATTGGATCAAATATGCAAGTGGTGGCTAATGAGTGACGTACATCTTGAATACATAAATGACGTTCATTGTAGAGTAAGAGCCGAACCGGGTATCTTAATGGAGCTAGCTGACAAGCTCACATTCTTCGCAGAGAACTATAAGTACCATCCAAAATTTAAGAATAAATTTTGGGACGGTAAGATACGACTAGTAAATACACTTACTGGTGTAGTATATGCTGGTCTTGCTCTTCGCATTAAAAAGTATTGTGATAGTATAGGTTACAGTTTTTCTTTTGATAAAGAGTTGACATACGATAACGTATCTGTTAACGAAGTCTTAGAACACATTAAAGCACTAGAGCTACCTGATTGGCTTGAAATCAGAGACTATCAGGTAGAAGCTGTTGTAAAGTGTTTGAGAACACGTAGAAGAACGCTTCTATCACCAACATCATCAGGTAAGTCTTTCATGATATACTTGATTGCTAGTTGGTATAGAGAAAAGACCCTTATCATTGTACCTTCAACTGGATTGGTGTCTCAGTTTGAAGATGATATTCGTTCATACGGTTTCAAAGGAAAAATATCAACATCAATCGGAGGATTGGAGAAGAATAATGATATCGACGCTGATATTGTCATCACTACATGGCAGTCACTCGAAAATGGCAAATCGACTATGCCTAAGAGGTGGTACGACCAATTCAAAGTGGTCTTCGGTGATGAAGCGCACGGCTGTAAAGCAACCTCACTCATCAAAATATTGTCTGCCATGGAAAACACTCCGTACAGATTCGGAACAACAGGCACACTAGACAACATCGAACTTAACAAAGCGACAATCGAAGGATTGTTTGGTCCACCACATACAACGACAACAACAAGAGAGTTGATCGATGATGGACATGCATCAGATATCAAGATCAAGTGTATCGTTCTTGAATATCCTGATGAAGTAATCAAGGAATTCCACAAGCCAATCTTTGATCCGGTTGCACAGAAGAACAGAAAAAAGACATACGCAGAAGAAGTGGAATTCTTGATCAATTACCAAAAGAGAACCAAATTCATTAAGAACTTGGCTCTATCTCTGAAGGGTAATAAACTACTATTCTTCCGTCTCGTGAACCATGGTAAAATTCTCCATGAAGCACTGAAAGACCAGAGCAACGCCTTCTACATTGATGGTGGCGTAAAGGATAGAGAAGCTATCCGTAAGGCAATGGAAGACGAAGAAAATGCAATTCTTATCGCATCACTTGGTACCACAAGTACAGGTGTCTCCATTAAGAAGTTGCATCACATGATCGCTGCTGGACCTCTGAAGTCCAAGATCAAAGTCCTACAGTCCATTGGACGTATGTTGAGACAACACAAGGACAAGGAAGAGGCATATCTATACGATATTGTCGATAACCTTTCTAAGGGAAATAATAAGAATTTTGCCCTAAAGCACTTTGAGGAGCGTGTCAATATATACGACCAAGAAAAATTTGATTATAAAATTTATAAGGTGAAATTGAAATGATTTATATTTTTAAGCTAATATCAGGAGAAGAACTGATTGGTGCAATTGACAGTGAAGATACCACAGAATTTTATAATATCGCAAGCCCAATGGCAATCGTTGATGGTTTAGATGAGTATGGTGGTGTCATTATGAAGCTGCGTGATGGTATGATGCTATCCGATGAAATTCTAATGACTATACCAAAAAGATCAGTGATAACATACTACGAAGCATCAAAGGTCATGAATGATTATTATCAAAAGGCAATCGTGTATGCCAAGCAATACACCAAGAAGAAGATCGAAAGACAGATAAAAGAAGCCACTGAGCAACTTGATGAGGTTATGTCCGAAAACAACATCGAAAAAGTCCTTAGAGAACTCCGTCTCCGCAACGTCAATCCCGGCAACGGCACAGTTAACTAAGGAAAAAATATGGCTACGAATGAAGACAACCACTATGTAGACAACAAGCGTTTATATGCTGAGATGGTGACATACACCCAAAAATATAAGGAAGCAGTGGCGGCAGGTCTTGAACCTCCTAGAGCAAATGATTATATTGGAAAGTGCATATGGCTGATTGCAAACCGCTTGTCAACCAATCGAAACTTCATTGGATACACCTATCGTGAGGATATGGTAGGCGATGCAATCGAAAATTGTTTTAGATACCTACATAATTTTGACCCTGAAAAGTCAACAAACCCGTTCGCATATTTTACACAGATAATGTATTATGCGTTCCTAAGGCGTATTGACAAAGAGAAGAAACAATCGTACATTAGATACAAGTCGATGGAAAATTCTCTCGTTATGAATACGTTGGTTGAAATGGCACCTGATGATCAAAGCCATTTCAATGCTTTCATGGTGACGATGGACATGGATAAGCTATCCGCTCTATCTGAAAAGTATGAAGCAAAAGCAACAACCAAAGCCACAAAAAAGAAGGGGCTAGAGAATTTTTTTGGAGATGAAGAAAATGAGTAAGTACAATTCGGTTCCTGCCATCATTCAGCAGATGGTAGAGACACTTAAAGATAGTCGTACTTCGCAAAATGAAAAGTTTAATAGAGCGCAAGTTTTGGAAGTGACTAAAGAATATTGTGAACAGGCTCTTGCCTCATGGAAGAAAGAGCAAGATAAAAGAAAAAGGTAAATTATGAAAATTGCAGTACTAGGTGATACTCACTTCGGAGTAAGAAACGATTCAGAGCACTTTCATGCTCATATGAAGAAGTTCTACTCTGAAGTGTTTTTTCCATATTTGGAAGAGAACTGCATCGATAGGGTACTTCAGGTTGGCGACTTGTTTGATAATAAGAAGCAAATCAACCTGAAGTCCCTTACCTTGGCCAAAGAATATTTCTTTGATGTTCTACACGATAAAGATATTGAACTCTTTACGTTTGTAGGTAATCATGATAGTTTCCACCGCAATAGCATCAAGATCAATACCCAAGAGAGCCTTCTTTATGGGTACCGTAAGATTCGTGCCTTCTCTTCTCCTACTCTATGGGGATTTGAAGACCTTCCTGTATTGATCCTGCCATGGATTTGTCAGGAAAACTATGATGAATGTATGAAGATGATTGATGCCGCTGATCCTAATGGTGTTGTATTCGGACACCTAGAGCTAGCTGGTTTTGAGATGCATCGTGGCTCTGTTATCAACAAGGGTATGGACAGCAAAATCTTTAGTAAGTTTCGTGCTGTATATTCTGGTCACTATCATCACCGCTCTTCAAAGGGCAACATCACATACCTTGGTACTCCATATGAGATGACATGGGCTGATTACGAAGATCAGAAGGGCTTCCATGTGTTCGACACAGATACCCTTGAACTGACCTTCATTCCTAACCCATTCCATATGTTCCACATCATTGCATATGATGACAGTAAGGATATGGACATTGACTTTGGTGCACTTGAAGGTACAGTGATCAAGCTTGTTGTTGAACGTAAGGACAATGAGACAGCGTTTGAACAATTTGTTCACAAGATTGAAGAGCAAAATCCCTTTAAGTTCAACATCATAGAACAGAAGACTGTTCTGAATATGGACGAAGAAGATGAGATGGTTGACGCTGAGAGCACACTAGGTATTCTACGCAAGGTGATTAATTCTTCGGATGTTACCGTGGATAAAACAGAGCTTGACGAATACCTTACAGGGCTGTACACTGAAGCTTTATATATGGGGTGATTTATGATTTTTGTGTTTGGATCAAATTTGGCTGGAAGGCATGGTAGAGGGGCAGCAAAGTTTGCCCTTTTAAATCATGGTGCTATCTATGGTCAAGGATGGGGATTACAAGGAAATTCGTTTGCTATTCCTACCAAAGATGCAAACATTAAAACTCTACCACTTCCGTTCATCAGAACGTATGTTGAAAAGTTTAAGGCATATGCTAGAGAGCATCCTGAGATGAAATTCCAGCTAACCCCTATTGGATGTGGGTTAGCTGGTTACAAGCATTCAGACATTGGCCCTATGTTTAAAAACTCTCCGCCAAATGTACTCATTCCAGAAGAATTTAGAGGATACATCAATGAAATTTGAAAATTGGTTCGATGAGCCTGAGGTTTTTAGCCTTAGATCAGAACGCTTTTATGATGACTTGATCACGTATAAGCTTGAAGGTATAGAGGCAGAGCATCTTGTCAAATGGCTCAGAGCAGCATATGATGCAGGACATGAACATGGTCAAAACTGGTATGTGGATGATGGAAGATAAATGATAATTTTTAAGAAACTACGATATCAAAACTTCCTGTCATCTGGTAATCAGTTTACTGAAATTGATTTGATTCGCAATGATCTAACTCTTATCTCAGGCAAGAATGGTAGCGGCAAGTCTACTATTCTTGACGCACTTTGCTATGTGCTTTTCAACAAGCCATTCCGCAACATCACTCTCAAGCAGCTAATGAACACTATCACCAATAAGGGTTTGATGGTGGAACTTGACATGTCTATCAATGGTACAGAGTATCAAATTCGTCGTGGTATGAAGCCTAACGTTTTTGATATCACATGCAACGGTAAGCTGTTGGACAAAGAAGGTGCCAGAGAAGATCAAGAGAACTTCGAAAAGAATCATATCAAGATGAACCATAAGACCTTCACACAGGTGGTGGTACTTGGCTCTGCTAACTACATTCCTTTCATGCGTTTGACAACTCCTGATCGTCGCAAGATCGTGGAAGATTATCTTGACATTCAAATCTTTTCTGTTATGAATGGCATTCTGAAGTCACGTATTTCAGAAAACAAAGCCAAGCTTAAAGATGCTGAGTATGCTGTTGAACTATGTGAGCAGCGTATTGACCTTCATAAGAAGCACATTGATTCGCTCAAGGCAAACAATGAAGAGTTAATCGCTCAGAAAGAAATCAAGATACAAGAGCTTGAAGCAGACTGTTGCTTTTTGAATGTCGGTATTTCTGGATATCAGTCTCAAGTTGATGAACTTCTAGAACAGATCACCGACGAAGATAAGGTATCAAAGCGTAAGAACAAAATCATTGAGATGGGTTCTGCTTTGAATGAACGTATTCGTGCACTGAGAAAAGAAGTTGAATTCTTCAATAATCATGACGAATGTCCTACATGCAAGCAAGACATTGATCCTGAATACAAGGGTAGTGTGGTAGAAAAGCGTAGTAACAAGCTTGAAGAAATCACTGGTGGCGTATCTGACCTTCAGCAAAAGCTTAAGGATGTGAATGATCGTATCAAGCAGATTGAAACGACTAACACACAGATAACCATGTTCAATCGTTCTATTCAGGACAACAACACCAAGATCACTCTGTACAACCGTAGCATTGCTGAGTTGAACAGAGAGATTGTTGCTTTACGTAATGTCGCCAACACGATTGAAGATGACAGCGACTATGAGAACGCCAAGATTGAACTGGTAGAGCATAAGGACGAATTGTCTAAGTTAAAAAAACACAAGGAAATCCTTGACGTGTCTGCCGTGTTCCTTAAGGACAGTGGTATCAAGACAAAGATCGTACAGCAATATATCCCGATCATCAATAAGACGATCAACAAATATCTTGCTGATATGGACTTTTTATGTGAGTTTAACCTTGACGAAGAGTTCAATGAAGTGTTAAAGTCTCGCTTCAGAGATACCTTCTCATACGAGTCGTTCTCTGAAGGTGAGAAGTTTCGTATCGACTTGGCGCTAATGTTTACATGGCGTGAAGTGGCAAGACTACGCAATTCAGTGGCAACAAATCTGTTGATCCTAGATGAAGTGTGTGATGGTCCTGCTGATGACGAAGCAGAAGATGCGTTGTTTGAAATCCTTAATAAACAGGAAGATTCTAACGTGTTTGTTATCTCACATAATAGCCGTGTCAAGGATCGTTTCGATCACGAGATTAAGTTCAAGAAAGTCAAAAACTTTAGTAGGATTGTATGGTAATGAGAAATCTATATAGCTTTTTTTGGGATTGTGGGCGCATGGGTAGCCTAGATGGTTTGTTTGTTGCTTCTCCTGAAGAGATAGCGGCTGCTATTGGTAGAGAAGCTTACTTTGGAGAAGTCCTTGGTAAGCATTCTGAAATCAGTGGCACTATCAGCGAGAGCGATATCACACTTGTTTCTGATGATCAGGAAAAGGTTGAGTGGCTGTTAGAAGTTACTGGCAACTTCCCAACTATCAGTGGGTTTAATCCACTTGAATACATCGAAGAATATGCTGAAGATGAAAATGATTGGCTTCCAGAGGATGAAGACAATGACAACTCATAAGGTAAAGAGTTGGGTTCCTTTTTTTCAGGCATTTAAAACAGGCGAAAAAAAGCACGACATGCGTGACATGATTGATCGTGACTACAAGGTGGGCGATGAGCTTATTCTTGAAGAGTACGATCCTTTCAAGGGCGACTATACTGGTGATTTTCTACGCATGAAGATTACCTATATCACATCACGTGATACACCATGTGCCTTTTCAAGTGCTGCGCTTGATCGTAATTACTGCATTCTATCATTGGAGATGGTCAAGTGAGAAAGTTTTACTACACAGTAGATGATCCTGAGTTCGATGATTATTTCGAATGGGAACATCCGTATGATTATGAAGATTACTCTAATATCATTGAAGATTGCGCTAAGCAATATGAAGATAATAGTAATTGGGAAGACGCTACAGAGCTAGACTTCTATCTGTGGAAGCGTGACGAACCAGAAGACGTACCTGAGTTGCTTGGTAAGTTCACTGTATTTCGTGAATGGACGCCATACTTTACTGCATACGAGAAGAAAGATGACTAAAGCACGTAGGGGAATCGTCACAATTGATGTTGATGTATATCTTGATGATATCGATGAATATGAATTGGTAGAAGAACTTAAGGCAAGGGGGTATTTTGTTGGAAAAAAAGATGAGCGCCCCCTTCCAGCGCATATAAATAGTATTGTAACGAATGTTTATCTAGCCAGAGTTCTTAATGAACCTACTAAACTAGACGAACATCTGAACGAACTATTTAATGAAGTTTTGAACAGGAGTATATAATGATCCATGATTTAGTGGATAAGCATCATCCAATTCTTAAGACAGAGTTGGAAAAGTTTGATTTCCAAAATCCCCAAACAGACCCTATTCAACTCGCCCACGATCTAGCAGAGACTATGATTGATAAGGGCGGGATTGGTATTTCTGCCAACCAAATTGGCTTGCCATATCGTGCATTCGCTATGATGGCAGAGCAAATCATTGTCTGTTTCAATCCCATTCTTCTATCAGTGTCTGATGAACAGATTTACCTTGAAGAAGGTTGTCTCTCATATCCAAATCTTTTTGTCAAGATTAAGCGTCCCCAAAACATTCGTGTTCGTTACACTGAGCCTAACGGTAATGTTATTACCGAAAAGTTCGGTGGTATGACTGCACGTATTTTTCAACATGAGCTTGACCATCTTAATGGTGTCGTGTATACCAAGAGGGCTAACAAGATTCACTTTGAACAGGCTAAAAAGAGTGCCAAGAAGGGCATTATTAAGCCAAAGATTTCAAATGAAACACGCATCTTCATGAACCAAATGGCTGGACAATAATATGAAAATGAAAGAAATTGATTACAAGTACAACGAAGGGCAGTCTCTCAAGGAGATTACCGATTATATTGATGGCACCTATGGTGAGCATTATTCACGAAACAAGTTTCAGGCGACTGAGTTTATCATTGATAGTGGTCATGGAACTGGCTTCTGTATTGGCAACATGCAGAAGTATACTCAGCGTTATGGTAAGAAGGGCGATGCAACTGAATGGCGCAAAGACCTTATGAAAGTTATCCATTACGCAATCATCCAACTCCATGTTCACGATCTTGAACATCCAAAAGCAAAGGATTAATTATGGCAAAGAATAAAGACCTTTCAGTTTTCGTAGCACTAGACCGCTCAGGTTCTATGGGTGGTGAAAAGTGGACGAATGCTGTTGACTCTCTTAACGAATATGTTAAGGGTCTTCAGAATGAAAAGATCAACGGTGATATTACCATTATCGCTTTTGACAGTGACGGTATGTATGGTGGCACTTCTAGTGTTCGTCTAGTACCACTTGCTGAAGCTGCTGATATTGCTTATTTTGAGCGTATTGATCCTAAGGCACTACATCCTGCTGGTGGCACACCACTATACGATGCTGCTGGTCACGTTATCAATCTTGCATTGGAAAAGAATTCCAAGCGCACGGTTATTGTTATTCTAACTGATGGTGAAGAAAACACTTCAAAGGAATACACACAGGCAAAGATCAAGGAAAAGGTTGCTGAAGTAACCAAAAAGGGATGGGAAGTAATCTTCCTTGGTGCAAACTTCGATGCTGCAAAGTACAATGCTGGTTCTGGTCTAGCCGATGGCAAGCTTCGCAACTTCGATCTAAACGATGTAAATTCACGTACAGCAATGTACGCTGATCTAACCAAGTCAACGGCTGCATATGCAACTGTTGGTGCTGCTATGAACCTAGCAGTCGATGTTAATGTTAATGTTAAGAAAGTATAATTATGGGAATTGAGATTAAGGTACCAATGGAAAAGCTACGTGAACGTAAGCTATTCTTCGCCGCACCAATGTATGGTGGTCAGTGCGCTGGCATGTTTGCACGTTCAGTAGCAGACCTTTCAGCATTATGTACCCACTATGGCATTCAGATTCGTTTCTACTTCTTGTTCAACGAATCACTTATCACTCGTGCACGTAACTACTGCGCTGATGAGTTTATGCGTTCTGGTGACACACATATGATGTTTGTTGACTCCGATATCGGTTTCAACGCACAGGACGTTATCGCTCTACTTGCACTACAGAGTGACAATGAAAACGACGATAAGTACGATGTTATCGCTGGTCCATATCCTAAGAAGTGCATTTCATGGGAAAAGATCAAGACTGCGGTTGACAAGGGCTTTGCCGATGAAGACCCACAGAACCTTGAAAAGTATGTAGGCGACTACGTTTTCAATCCTGCTAATGGCACTGGTTCAATCCCACTAGGTGAGCCTGTTGAAGTTCTTGAAGCTGGTACTGGTTTCATGATGATTCGCCGTCAGACTTTCGAAAAGTTTGCTGCTACTTATCCACAACAGCTATACACACCTGATCATGTTCGTACAGAACATTTTGATGGCTCTAGACAGATCATGGCATTCTTTGATACACCTATCTGTCCAGACACGAATCGCTATCTGTCAGAAGATTACATGTTCTGTCAGTGGACTCGTAAGGCTGGTATGCATGTCTGGTTCTGCCCATGGATGCAGCTACAGCACGTAGGTATGTATGTGTTTGGTGGTTCTCTAGTAGACCTTGCACAAATCGGTGCTGCTGCTACTGCTGATCCAACACAGCTTAAGAAGCTGAAGAAGTAATTGAAAGGTAATATATTATGAAGTTTAGTGCAAAAACCCTACAGGTGATCCGCAATTTTGCATCGATCAACAATGGCATTCAGTTCAAGCAAGGAAACATGCTGAAAACTATGTCAGAATCAAAGAATGTGATGGCTAAGGCTACTCTTGACACAGAAGTCGAAGCCACATTCTGCATCCATGATCTATCACAGTTCCTTGGTGCTGTATCAATGCTAGATGATCCTGATCTAATCCCTACCGATTTCTACCTACAGATTGGTAAGGGGTCAGAGAAGTTCAACTATATCTACGCTGATCCTAACATGATCCTTATCCCACCAGATAAGGATATCAAGCTTCCTACACGTGATGTGGAGTTCAAGCTTAATGGTGATGTTCTTACACGTGTTATGAAGGCTCTTGGTGTTCTTGGTTCGCCACAGATTGCTGTCACAGGTGATCGTGAGAAGATTTATCTTCAGACCATGAACGTGAAGAATCCTACTGACTCTTCATTCCGTGTTGAAGTTGGTGAAACGACAAGTGAATTCAACTTGATCTTTCTGACAGAGAACATTAGACTTCTACCCGGCGACTATGAAGTTGCCATCTCTGCCAAGGGATTTGCACATTTCTCTGGCGAAGATATTGACTACTGGATTACAATTGAGAAGGATAGCTTCTTCAACGAATAATCTAAGTTTTGTTGGTTTAAGAAATGTGCTAAAGGTACAGTGTGAATGTATCTTTTAGCCATTTCTTAAACCTTTTTTTATTATGGAGAATTAATATGGGTGTTGATACTTATTTTATGACGATGTATGGCGTTAAGACTGATTGGTATGAGGATTTCAGTGACGCATACGAAGAAGCATATTCTGCTGATGGTTATCATGGTGCAAACCTACCACATGTCGTGCAAGATGGCATGATGGGTGAATATATGGTATTTGGTGTTTCTCTTCTAGAGACAGAGAGTATGCGTTGGGAAGCACCGTCTGGATTTGTCGAAGTGGACATTGGTGAACTTGACAAAGATCGTGAAGCGTATATAAAGCACTTCACTGAGACTTTCCCTGATTTTGCCCATGTGGTTGATAAACCATGGAAAGTTATCTCGTTCGTCCATTACTCTTAAGGATATATTATGTTAGAAGAATTTCTATGGACTGAGAAGCATCGCCCAAAAACCATTGACGAAACTATCCTACCTGCTGAGATGAAAGAGACCTTTAAGGCTTTTGTCGAACAGAAAAATATTCCAAACCTTCTTCTCTCTGGTCCTGCTGGTTGCGGTAAGACCACAGTAGCACGTGCTATGCTTGAAGAGCTTGGTGTTGATTATATTGTCATCAATGGTTCTATGAATGGCAACATCGATACACTACGTAATGAAATTATGAGGTTCGCTTCATCGATTTCGTTCACTGGTATGCGTAAGTATGTCATTCTGGATGAAGCAGACTACCTAAACCCTAACTCGACACAGCCAGCACTTCGTAACTTCATGGAAGAGTTTTCGAAGAATTGTGGCTTCATTCTGACATGCAACTTCAAGAACCGCATCATTGCTCCTATTGCCAATTCACGTTGTGTCAATATTGACTTCAAGATTCCTAAGAAGGAACTTCCTGATCTTGCCAAGCAGATGATGAAGCGTTCATGCGCTATTCTTGAAGCTGAAGGCATTGAATATGACAAGCCTGTTATTGCTGAATTGCTCAAGAAGTATCACCCTGATTGGAGGCGTGTTATTGGTGAGCTACAGCGTTACAGCGCCACAGGACGCATTGACAGTGGTATCCTTGCTAATCTCAAGGAAACGTCTATCAAGACGCTTATTGGCTTCCTGAAGGACAAGGAATTCACCAATGCTCGTAAGTGGGTTGCAGAGAATTCTGACGCAGATAGTGTTGCTGTCTTCCGTACACTATATGATACTGCTAACGAACATGTAGCCAAGACTTCTGTACCACAGTTGGTATTGATCCTTGCTAAGTACCAGTATCAATCTGCATTCGTTGCTGATCATGAAATCAATCTGATGGCATGTCTAACAGAAATGATGGTTGAATTGGAATACCTATGAGCTTCTGGAAGCGTAAGAAGTGTCCTCTATGCAAGAGCGTGATCAAGCCTAAGCATAAGACAACTACATTCCATATCGATACGGCTGAAGGTGTGTTGGAAATCCATGACGTATGTCCTAAGTGCACATACGTCATGGAGCAGTCTGCTAATGTCCTTGAAAAGAATGGAATGCTTGAAGAGGACGAAGATGATGATGACGATTGAAGAACGCAACCGTATCATCATGGAAAATCTGCAAAAGTTTACTGAAGAAATGACTTCTGGTCCAGATGCAAAAGAAAAGTGTCGTGCTTATCTGATCGGGATTGGTATATATAACGAAGATGGTTCGTTACACAAAGACTATGGTGGTGAAGATGAATTATGATGATGAAATAATCGTAAAAGACCTCTTGTTCTTAATGCGTGAAAGACGTATGCTAAACCGTAAGATCGAAGCTTTGAGCGTAAAGGTTCAGAAGCGTTTTGAAGAAGTTGATGGTCTCACCGAATACTTCATTGAGCAATCAAAAAGGATATTAGATGAGTAACCCATTCGACTATGTGACTTCCATCACCTATGGAAAGAATGATATGATGACAGGCACAGAAAACGATGAGTTAGCTGAGTCTGGATACAACCCATATCTAACAAACAAGTCATTGTCATATTTCCCAGACACCCTACTGTATGCAAACGAAATCAACGTGCTGAACCATGTTGATAACAGACTACAATATTCATATCTACTAAATAGTATCAGGCCCAAAAAAAGATTTTCGAAATGGGTGAAGAAACAGGAAGATATCGATATTGAGGCTGTAAAACAGTATTACAAGTACAGCACAGCGAAAGCTGAAGCCGCCTTATCCTTACTTTCGCCGCAACAGATAAATGAAATAAAAAGAAGGTTGAATAAAGGTGGATAACAATGGGAAATATTATTGACACTCTTTTAGAGGTAAAGCTAGGCGAAGAAGATGACTTCCTAAAGGTTAGAGAAACGCTTACTCGTATCGGCATCGCATCACGCAAAGACAAGACGCTATATCAGTCTTGCCACATCCTGCACAAGCAGGGAAGATTTTACATAGTTCATTTCAAGGAAATGTTTGCTATTGACGGCAAGCCAACTAACTTTTCTGATGAAGACAAGGGACGTAGAAACACGATTGCTAATCTGCTACAAGATTGGGGATTGCTTAAGATCGTTGACCAAGATCAATCAGAAGAAGTTCGTTCTCCTATGAACCAGATCAAGATTCTTTCTCATAAAGAAAAGAACGAATGGCACTTGACACCAAAGTATAATATTGGTAAGAAAAAGTAACACTAAAGGATTTTTGTTATGACAACACCTAAAGAAGCCAGAGGCGGCACCTTTGCTCCTGCTGATATTAAACTGATCAAGATGTTGATCATGGCGCATGTGTCTGATTCTAGTCTGACCCTTACTCCGTCAGAGGAACAGCAAGCCATTAATTTATTGCATCGACTAAATCGTATCGGCTAAAAAAACACTTGACAATCTGATGGCGAATCGCTAAATAGATTGTCTAAGCTCCCATAGCTCAACTGGATAGAGTACGAGTCTTCTAAACTTGGGGTTGCAGGTTCGAACCCTGCTGGGAGCACCATTTTGAAAGATATATTATGAAGCCTGTTCCGTGCATTGTTTGTGATAAAGTTCTTGAGGAAGCAATTCCCGATAGCAAAAATCAGCCATACAAGGCTACATCATTCATGTCACAGGGACATTATGGATCAACCTTTTTTGATCCTATGGATGGCTCATATATCGAGATTAACGTATGTGACGATTGCCTGACAAAGGCAAAGTCAGAGAAAAAAATCGTACATTATGTTGGAAAGAAAGTCGTATATTATGATGAATAAAGTGAAATTTTTGATTCCTCTAGGAATGCTTGTTGCACTATCTGCATGTGATGGCGCTACTAAGGAACAACAAGATAGTTCCATGTATTATACACAGTCTCAGTTGCCTGAAGGCTGTAATCTGCACTTTGCAGGAAAAGTGATCCTTGAAGGTGAATATTACAAATCACGTATCTTCTATGTGAAATGTAATGACACTACTACTGTATCAAAAAGCCATGAAGTCCGTCAGGGCAAGAACACACATACAGAAACTGATGTTACTGTAAGTAACAATTAAAGGATATATTATGTTTGAAGAACATTTACCAAAGATGGTGCCATCTGTTATTTTCAAGACACGTGTTCGTGATATTGCAGTAGGTGGCGACAATCCATATCGTTGGGAAGACGTAACCACGTTTGATCTATTCGCAAATAAGCGTGTAGTTCTATTCTCGCTGCCCGGCGCATTTACCCCAACATGTTCAACATATCAGCTACCAAATTTTGAAAAGAACGCACTTGATTTCTATCATCTTGGTATCGACAACATTTACTGTATTTCAGTGAATGATGCATTCGTCATGAACGCATGGGCAAAGCAACAGTGTCTTGAAGAAGTTGTTGTAATCCCTGATGGTTCTGCTGAGTTCACATCACAGATGCGTATGCTTGTTGCTAAGGACAATCTTGGTTTCGGTATTCGTTCATGGCGCTATGCTGCTATTATCAATAACGGCAAGATTGAAAAGTGGTTCATTGAACCAAACAAGGCAGACAACATTGATACTGACCCATACGGTGTTTCATCTCCTGAAAACATCTTGGAATGGTTGAAGAACAACTAAGTAACGCACCCGTAGCTCAATGGTAGAGCGGTGGTTTTATAAACCATGATCCCCAGATTAGGGAACGGTTGTAGGTTCGAGTCCTACCGGGTGCACCATAATGCTCTGGAAGCTTTAAAGTGAAGCCAGCCGCTCATAACGGCTAGAAGGCGGGGCAGTACCGTCACGGAGTACCATATCTTGAGAGCAAAAGTGATGATTGACAAAGAAAATCTAAAACAACAAAGTGCCAAGTGGGGTAAGCGAGTAGCATTCTTTGCTGTCTTTGGCATCACTGGCACTGTTGCTCTTATTGGATATAACATGTATCGTGTCTCTAAGGGACTTGATCAGATTGATTTGGATAATTTAAAGCTATGAAAGTCAATATCGGACCATACAGAAATGATCTAATTCCTGTTCGCCGTTGGGAACATAAATATGAGTTATGGCGTAAGCCTGATACCTACTATCTCCCTGAAGAAGAATACACAAAAATCGATAAGATTGTCTTCGGCTTTTTTGATAAGCTGAATGCACTTGTGCGCCCACTCAATCGCTGGTCAAATAATCGTGAACGTAAGATCGATATTCGTATTGACAAATATGATGCGTGGTCTGCTGATCACACTCTTGCTTTGATTATTCATCCTGTTCTTGTAGAGCTTCAAAAGCAAAAGCATGGTTCAGGAAATGTTGACGACGAAGATGTTCCCGAAAATCTAAGGTCAACTGCCGCTGCCCCTAAAGAAAATGAATGGGACATAGATGACAATTATCATCTTCGTTGGGAATGGGTTATGAGTGAAATGATTTGGGCATTCGAACAATGCACCTATCCAGATCATGGCGACGATATTTTTCACCACAACTCTGATCAACTTGAAATGACTTTTCAAAGTACTGGTGATGAAGCTCTTGATGGTAAGGGCATGAAGTCACTTAAATTCAATCACCAGAAAGACCCAAGCAAGCCAGCTTATTGGGTTGACGAAGATGGTAAGAAAGCACACTATGAGCGCATTCAAAATGGATTGCGTTTGTTTGCAAAATATTATTTTGGACTATGGGATTGATATATTATGTCTTTTGTTGAATATGCTGAAAAAGAACTTGACCTAATCGGTATGACTGATGATAGTGAAGATGAAATGAACCTTGCCATGCGTGATCATATTCTTCGTATGATACGTGTATTTTCTCAAGAAGGCCACAGTGGCTTTTCTGCTTCCTATGCAGTTTCATGTCTTGAAAAGCTTCTTCGCTATGAACCACTTTCACCCCTAACTGGTGAGGATGATGAGTGGATGGAAGTTGGTATGGCACATGGTGGTGATCAGCCATTTTATCAGAACAAGCGTTGTGGGCGTGTTTTCAAGGATGAAAACGGCGCATACGATATCGATGGTATCATTTTCTGGGAATGGTATACTGATCCAGAAACTGGTGAAAAATATAAGTCACATTTCACTTGCAAAGAGAGTCGTGTTCCTGTAGAGTTCCCTTATACACCAAAGACAGAGTATAAGGAACGAATCGGATGATCCCTACTATTTTCATTGACATGGACGGCGTATTAGCTGACCTTCACACTGGTATCGTTGAATTCAGCGGTGATCCTACCATCACGAATCAACGCAGCAAATTGTTCAAGACTTGGCTTCCTGCTTATGTAAATGCCAATGGTTTTCAAGACCAAGCTGCTATGAAAAATGCCGATCTTCTTGTACATTTTCTTCTTAGACTTAAGGAGAAAAAAGAGGTAAAGCTTGCAATCCTAACCTCTCATGGTGACTTCTATACTCCTTTCAGTGAAGTGATTCGCCAGAAGAAGTCATGGTTGGAAAAGAACTTTCCACAGTTGAACAGAATTCCTTTTTGTGCAACATCGTCTGGTGCTGAAAAGAGTATTCTTGCAAATCCAAATTCTCTGCTGATTGATGATCATAGCAAAAACATTGATCGTTTCATTGAAGCAGGTGGAAATGGTATAGTTTATGATGCCAAAAACTTTGATGACCATGTTTTAGATGTTCTCAATTTTGTAGGTAAACAACTATTGACAAAGGAATTGTAAGGTACTACCTTACATGTTGGCTTGACTGAGCCAAAATGAATCAGTCATATCTTAAATAATATTGGAGTGAATATATGAAGAATTTTGTTATTGGTGTTGCACTAGCTCTTTCAGCAATTGTTGCTACCCCTGCGATGGCAAGTGATTTTGCTGGTCCTCGTGTAGAAGTCACTGCTGGTGCAGATGATGTTACTCGTGGTGTAGACCCAACTGACGTAACTTATGGTATTGGTGCTGGTTATGACCGCCAGTATGGTAAGGTAGTCATTGGTGTTGAAGCTGGTATTGACAATGCATTTGATCGCCGTGACATTGCCGTTGGTGCACGTCTTGGCTACGTTCTAAACGAGAACGTCCTTGCATACACCAAGATTGGATACTCAAACTTCAAGCCTACTGAACGCCTCACCCTTGAAGGTCTGCGTGTTGGTGGTGGACTTGAAGTCAATGTGGTCGGTCCCGTCTACACAAAGGTAGAGTACCGCTACACAGACTTTGAAGGTGTTTCTGGTAAGCACGGTGGTCTTGTTGGTGTAGGATATCGCTTCTGATCAAATGACCATCGTTTGATTTAGAAGTTTGACCCCTCTGAATTAATTTTCAGAGGGGTCTTTTTTTGTGTTGACACGAATCAATAATGATTCTAAAAGAGGTTCAACAAGACGAAAGGAATACATCATGAAGATTTTTGAAAAAGGTCTGGACCATCTCCTTGCTGTCATCGATGATGAAGTTTACAGCATGTTTTCTGATGCAGAAGAAATTGGTAGCTCTGACATTAGCTGTTGTGTCCGGAATGTTCTTCGCAATTTCTACATCAATATTGATGAAGCCACTAACCCTGAATGTGTTGCTGTTCGCAATGCTGTTCAGAATAGCCTTGCTACTGTTTTGAGGGATTAATTATGGAAGACTTTTATATCAATGTTGCAACGTCTGGATATGAAAAGGTTTTTATTCGACCAAGTGATATCATGTATTTTAAAGATAGTGCATGGCCAAATAGGCATACTGAGGTTTTTTTAAAAGGTAAAAAAACTCCTGTTATTCTTAATGTTTCAGCTAATATGCTTTTGAAAAAGCTTCAAGCACACCATGATATGATGAAACTGCAAGAAGAAAAAACTTTGGAAGATAAGAAAGTAGAAGAAAATGTTTAAGATTTGTGATCAGAAGGGATTTCACATCACCTTCGATAACGGATACACGGTGTCTGTGCAGTTTGGTGCTGGCAACTACTGCGACAACTATGATGCTAATATCATGGATTATCTGGGTAAGCCTGTACCGCCATCACGTACTGCTGAGACTGCATTGATTGCACCTGATGGAAAGTTTGTCGAGTACAAGGGTGATGATGTTCAGGCTAGACAGACCCCTGAAGATGTGCTAGAGCTTCTTAACTATGCTGCTAGCCTTGCTCAGTATAATGAAGTTCTTATGATTGGAAATTGATATGATGATTGCTCATTGTTATTTCGGTGATGTTACTGTCCTAGAAGCTGCTAATGATTATGTTAACAGTGGTATGGCACATAGTTTACATGACTATGCTGAGACTGCTGACGCAGACCCCGCTTGGGAACTTGAAGTAGTTGTGGCGTATATTGATCGCCAGAACGGTCTCAGTGCGCTATATCCAAAGATGCCTGATATCATCTAATGGATATTACCGTCAAAGGTATTAAAGAAAATAAAACACAGAGGATGAAAGATGCCTCTGTGTTTTATTGTAATTTGATCATGGACCGCCGTATAGTCAAGAACCTCATCCTTGATATCGAAGTTGTTGATGATTACGAATTCCTTGGTCATTGTCTTCCTGATGATGTTGGAAAGAACCCAAGGTATTTTACAATCATTCTCAAGAGGAATGGCGACAATCTATACCGCACACTAGCACACGAGATTGTGCACCTAAAACAATATGCCAAGAATGAATTATCTATTGACGATGATGGAATTTATTGGTATGATCAGCCATGGAAACCAAAAGGCAAGCAACACAAGTATTTTGATTCGCCATGGGAACTAGAAGCCTATGGTCGTGATTTTGGGTTGTATTACCGCTGGATGGAATATGAAGAAAGTTTGAAAAATGGCTTTTAATCTTGATGGGTTTAATCGTAGCGATAAGCGTGTAGGATACTTTGCCTACGCTTCGGGTGTTGACTTTATTGGTAACGAGTGTATGATGGTCGTCTCACATGATCCCACTGCAAGTGGGTGCAACCCGTTTTATTGGACCGATTCTCCGGAAAAACGATATGGATACGAGTTTTATTCACAGGAAGAGGCGGAAGTTGTCGCCAAATATGCTCGTGGATCGTGGTCAGTGAAGAGCGTTGACACGGACAATATCAAGATCGGCGCAGTCCACTTCACTGTGGTAAAGACTGCGGTCAACATGGGAAATGTAGCATAATACATTATATTTGTAATTGAAGAAAGTTTGAAAAATGTCTAATCGTTTTGTAATCTCTGATACCCATTTCGGGCATACCAACAGTTGGGAGAAGTTTAAGCTTCCCAATGGTGATCCTCTGCGCCCATTCACTTCCACTGAGGAAATGGATGAGACGATGGTTGAGCGTTGGAATGCCGTGGTTCGTCCACAGGATACTGTGTATCACCTTGGTGACGTTGTGATCAACAAGAAGTCGCTGCATCATGTGAAGCGCCTGAACGGTAAGAAGCGTCTGATTCGTGGTAATCACGATATCTTCAAGGATGCTGAATACCGTGAAGTTGGTTTCGAGTCGCTGTATGGTGTTCGTGTGTTTGTGGATCAGTTCATTCTGAGTCATATCCCTCTTCACCCTGATTGTGTGACTGAGCGTTTCAAGGTTAACGTTCATGGTCATCTTCATGCGAATGAGATTAAAATGCCATGGGGCGTTAATGCTGATAGAAACGAAATCATATATTCTGACATTCCCGATCCTCGCTATATGTGCGTCTCTGTTGAGCACACTGACTATCGTCCTCTGTCCTTTGATGAGGTAGATGCTCGTATCAAGGCTCGTTGGGAAGCAACCGGATACACCAATCCAGTTCGTGCATGGGGTAATGGTAGTGGACCCAATTGATTATAAAGGATATGCCTACAAGAACCTTCCACAAAGGCTTGAAGCACAGGCTAGGAACGTGGAAAAAGATGGATGGTTGAATGCAGCACGTCTAATGCGAAATGCGGCTGACGTGCTGCTAGACCTACAGGAACGTGGTATTATTAAGTTGGAGATGGATGATGAAACCTAAGATTGGATATCTGGTTGACGAATCTGCTGGATGGGGCGAACCTCCATCTTGGACGTTCTATTCAGAAGAAGATGTACCTGAATATAGCACCAAGCACAGAAAAAGAATTGTTTATTGGGAGATAGACGATGAATCTTAAAGCACTAGTCAAAGCACTTACCCCAGATGTGAATGCTTTTTATTTTATTTCTGGAATCATTGCATTTTTTGCTGTGCTTGCTGCTATTGGCGCAGCTATGATTGGTGCTGTCCTTGGTATTACTTATATACTAAGTCTATTTCTATCAAATGAAACTATTGAAATAATCGGTTGGATTTTCTTCGGTTCGTACTGTATTTGGCTCATGTTCTATGATACAGTCAAGAGAAGGTATGAAGAGTTTTGTATTGAAGGAGATGATGATGTTCGTTAATATACCAAAGGATGGTTTCTGGATCAAAGAAGCTGGTATCAAGAAGGCTGAAGAGACTTATGGTGCCAAGTACATGGGCTACTGGTGCACCAAGCGTCTCAATGGCGAATCATGGAATGATCACCCTGTAGACGTATTCTATCAGGAAAACCCCGATACTGAGAGGGGCCATAAGAACTACTTTGGTCTGTTCATTCAGAACAACACACTTTACATCACTGATGCAACGTCTGCATTCTCTGAACCTATCACAGGTATTGAAACCAATGATGGTGAAGTGATTGTATCACGCTACCGCCATGATTATGTCGAGAAGGACGGATTTATGGTTGATGGTGGTCGTGATTATTTTCGAACAAGTGGTGGACCTTTCGTTCGTGTTCGTGTAGAAGGTCCAAAGTTTGTTATTGAAAGGATCGTGAAGTAATGTTTTTTCTTGGATTTATTCTTGGCGGTATCGCAGGATTTTTGCTAATTGGAATCTTTGCAGCGGGTAAGCCACAGATTGACGCTATGGAAGCATTCGATGAGGGTGTGTCATATGGTCTTAATTTGAATAGGGAAAATGGTGCAATTATTGCTATCAATGGTGATGAAATCATGGTACAATCCAAAGATGGTACACTGAAGCGTTTTCATGAAGTAAAGGTAGCAAAGTAATGGATCATCCTGACGCAAAAAAGCATTTTGTTGTAAGCCTAGCGAAGAGCAGTCTTCGTATTGCTGGTAGCATTGTCGCATTGCTTGCTTATAGCAATCCACAGACTGCTGTGATTATCCTTGCTGCCACATATGGGCTTGCTGAGATTGTTGGTATCTACGAAGAGTTGGTGTAATGCCGATTAAGTATGAGCCGTGGCCAAATCGTCCGATTGGTGGACAACACGTTGGTACTGGACCTAGCGGTGTTAAGGGTGCTCACTATATTGGTGAGTACCCTACAGGCATAGAAGCTTTCTGTGAGTGTCATCGCAGCCAACATAAGAATCGCATTGCTGTTCAAGAGATGATCGAATGGGCATTAGCCAGTGCAAACATAAAGGAACCGACTGATGGAACCTGATGATAAAATCAGATATCAATTGATGATAGAACTTGAAAATATTATTAATTTGACGGACAATCCTCTTTCTAATCCACTTGAAGTTGGGTTTCGTCATTCGCCACTTTCACCAAAAGAGCAAATTGACCGCTTGAAAGATGTGTGCTCTCATGTTAATCAGTGTGCACGTGCAGCATTGGGATGGAAACGATAATGAACCTTGAACTTGAAGCCTATGAAGGTGAGCTTAGAGAGCTT